TTCATCGTATCCTCCTTTCCTCACGTCTGTTTTCGTCGCGCCCCATGCGGGCGCGTGGATTGAAACTGATTTCTTTTTCATTCGCTCTCCAATCCTGATTTAAGGAAACCTCCCTCGGTCAATTCCTCATCCGTCCAGTCTACCCTAAGAGCCTCCAACATTGTCGGGATTGTTTCAGACGCATATTTATTTTCGAGAGTCTGGAGTTCTGCCCTAAGTTCCTCCATCCTTTCAATTTCTGCCTGTGCGGTCCAAATGATATCTGGGATTGCTACTGCTTGGGGAAGGCTTTTGTATAAGGTCACTAAATTCATTTGTCTTACCTCCTTATCTGTCTGTTCCTGGGCGTGGATCTTGGCCGCCCAATGCTGGGGGCAACTCATGTGGACACCGCCGATCATGAGTCCATAGATCCCGGTGTCGTGGAGTACAATCTTTCCAAATCTTCCGGCGTTGTGCTTCGCCGGGTGCTCATGGAGCAACTTAGATTCCCATTTGTAATCCATAATTTCCTCCTTTTGGCGTTTGATTTTTTAAAGCAAACAATCTGCAAGAGCATCTTGATCTTTGCAAATCGTCCCGTCCCAATTTTCATAGACCGGCGAGAGGCCTCGTTTCCCAGCCCAGATGGTCAGGCGGTTATGTTTGACCGAGTACACATAATGCTTGCGATTAATGGTCTCTCCCGCATCATCAAAGGACTCATCCTCAACAACGATTTTGGAGTAATTGTTACCCGTCATGCGCTCAGCTTCAGCCAATATTTTTATGCACCGATTGAGGGTGATGGGTTCGGACATATCAACAGTCAGATTGGTATGGGAACCATCGGGGTTGATCTTGTAGACGATATACCCACTTTCACAATCCCGTGGTCCCTTGGCAGCGGTGTCCAATTTTGGGTTGCTATCCATCTGCTTATGATGCTTACTCCATCCCATTACGCTAATAAATCGTTTCATTTTCTACTCCTTTCAGCAAAATGCCCTCCGAATGGCGTCTGCGGTCTTGGTGTCAATTCTTCTGGGCGATCTGTTGCGATTTCGCCCGCCATCTGCCAGCCGATCATAGGAGAGATGGAGCAGTTTTTCTATTCCTGTCTCTCGATCCTCCCTCTCATACTCTTTTTTGATCTGATTAGTTTTCATCTTTTACCAAACCATTTCCACTTCCGGAAGTCCAGAAGTATTAGAGTTGACTCCGGGGTTAACAGTTACCATCGTAAGGCGGATGGAACCTACTTTAGTTATTTGCATTCCCATGGAACCGACGGTAACTTGATAACCCAATTTTCTAAGTTGTATTGCCCTTCTACGAGCATCTCCAGAAGCAGATTCGTAAGATTCCTGACACCATCTACCTTGATTTACTTGTCCCAAGCATTTCATCTTCTTTTCTCCTTTCTGATTTTTGGTTTTCTCTTCCATCTTCTTATCTCCTTTATATCTTATATATTGCAAGATATATGCCAATGCAAGCAAAAAGATAGAAAAAAAATAGCTAATAATATCAATAGGATAGTCATGTTTAGATTGTGAAGTATTGTTACAAGCTGGTGAAAGTGTGAAAAAAGGTAAAACTGGTGACGTTTTTTGGATTAAAAAAGATAAGTAAAATCAATAAGATATGAGTGAATTGACAAAATTTGTTATGGGTAAGATGATCAAAAAATAGGTTGATTCTTATAAGTAGGCAATATTATTTAGATTTTACAATTAATTTTTTCCAAGGAGTAGATGATTTTTGATTCTCATCAATTCCACCACAATAATGATCCACACCACCATATTTTGTGAGGACTCGTATCAACAGATTTTGATTCACACACTTCACCCTCCCGCCCTGATCCTGAATCGCTTTTTTTCTCGATAATTCTTCTTCAATGGCTGAAAATTCTTCTCCTGCACGGGTTGAAATCATACAAAGCACCCTATTTGCAGGAGAGAACACTCTCGACCTTTCGGTCAATATCATCTCCCATTCTCTATTTTCTGTTCGATCCCTTTTCCCTTTGCCGTGAAATATGTTAATCCATTTTTGTTGATATGGTCTATCCCAATGGATTCCATCAAATTCCATCGGGGTGTGTGGATTAGGCAGAAACACTGAAGGAGAAGGTTTGACTACAAAATCTTGAATCCCTGGAATTTTATCAATCTTTTTAAACAAGATATGGAAGGCCATCCAGTCTTCTTCCGTTTCTCCTGGAAGGTCCAGGATAAAATAGAGAAAGATTCCTTTCCTCTTTTCTTTTATAGCCCTATCTATGGCCTCAATAATTTGTTCATCCTCATAAGGCTTCCCGATTGATTTTCTAAGCCTCTCCGATAAACCCTCTATGCCTACTCTTGGAACAGCATCCGATTTTTTAGAGATTCGATCAAGGCGAACATCGCTATCCTCACGGTGCTTACCTAATCGGTGACACATATCTGTGATTTCATCATTTCGAGAATGCAAGGTCGGTTCGGGAGAAAAGCAGGAAACACGCGGAGATTTTGTTTTCTTTAATTGCTCATATACTTCATCAAATGGCACTTCTCGGTATGGTTTCAAATGAGAAACCGCACAGAAGTGGCATCTAAATTTACAGCCCCTTGCAATCTCAATTCGAGCAATTCCTTTTTGGTTTTCTAAAAGAAACCCTCTAAGCGGGTCCACATTTAGCCACTCCAGGGGAGGAGATTCTTTACCCTCAATAATTTTGGGAAGGATCTCCTCACCGTCACCACAAACTACATAATCAGCATAGGCCTGAAATGGGACAGGATTAAAAGTGTTAAAACCACCTACTATGATTTTTGGTCTTTCAGTATCTCCTTTCCTAATTCCTGCTTTTCTCAGAAAATCTGCCAATAAATATATATGTTCCCACCAAAAGCAAGAGAAGAGAAGCCAGTCAACATATTTTGCGGTTTTGGAAGTAACCCTGAAAAGGTTTTCTTTAGGAAGGCTGTTTAGGCATAAGGCCATACCGTAGGAAAAGTCATCCCGGCCAAAAGAAAGATAGCCGATTTCCTCATTCTTCAATCTTCACCTGACATTCATAGGATTTTTTCATTTTTTCAAAGACATTCAAAATCTCTTCACGCTTCCCAAGCCACATCCCTGGATGAAACGAAATGCGAGCAATGATATTAGGATCTTTTTCAGGAACCATCCCACCACCATTCCCGCCTTGCTCTTTCTCTTCAAAGAACTCTTTCTCAAATTTTTCAAAGTCTATCTCCGGCAACTCCACATCAAACTTGATATCATTCAATTCCAATCCTTCCGAGTTCATGAATTCATAAAGCCCCTCGCCGGTCACATTGGCATAAATGGCCGAATAGATTAGCACCAATTTGGAAGCCTCCTTACGGTTACGGCACGCTATAAAATTGGCGGGCAGTTCTTCGGGTACGGTATAACCTTCTTTCTCCAGTTCCATCATTACCTTGATCCGGTGGTATCCATCAAAGCAGTAAAGCTTCCCGTTGTTTGCCCAGACATTCAAGGTCTGAACGAAGGAGTTGTCTATGAGCGATGTCTTTAGTCGCCCGTAGGATTCCTTGGACATCTCCTTCAGGTCCTTGGTTTGGAGTATCTCCAGGGCCTTCCATTTCACGGGCTCGGTCTTTACGATCTTCGATTCAATGGAGCGATTGTCTTTCATATGAGGTTGAACTCCACAAAAGACATGGTTCGACCTTCATTGGTTCGCATTGCTACACGACACCTCTGGCCGCTCTTCCCGAGGTTCCCCCGGTGGCTTTGATTATGTTCTGTTTCTGCAATCCAAACTTCAGAATATTCTGAGCTGCAAGGTGATCTCTGTCATGGACTACGCCGCACGTCTCACACGTCCACACACGGGCAGAGAGCGTCAAACGAGCATTCACCTTGCCACAAGTACACATCCGGCTTGAAGGCTCGAAACGGCCTATCTCCAGATAGTTCTTGCCACTGTCTGCAAGTTTGTACTGGAGCATCCGGTAGAAGTCCCCAAGCCCTAAATCAGAAATGCTTTGCGCCAGACAGTGATTTTTTACCATGCCCTTGATGTTCAGATCTTCGCACACAACAGTATCGAAGCGGTTGACTATCCCACTTGTCGTTTTGTGCAAAAAGTCCTTTCTCTGGTTCGCTACGTGTTCATGTTGCAGCGCAAGCTGAAGAACTACCTTGCGTCTGTTCGCGCTTCCCTTCACCTTCCTGCTTGCCCGGCGCTGCAAAACCTTCAGCCTACCGAGTGCCTGCTTTAAATGCTTCGGGTTTTCTATCTCCGTTCCATCTGAAAGAACTGCAAAAGTCTTTATGCCTGTGTCAATTCCAACTGCTGTAGCCTTGCGGATCGTCTTCTGTTTCTGCTTCTTGTCTTCTGTCTCAACGGCAATACTCACAAAAAACTTGCCTGTTGCCGTCTTCTTAATGACAGCCGTCTTTATGGTTCCCTCGAATGTCCGGCTTATCCTTGTCGGTATCCATCCGAGTTTCTGAATAAAGACCCTGTTTTCATCAAACTTAATCTTTGTGTTCTGAGGGAATCCGACAGTATGCCGTTTATCATGTTTACGCTTGAATTTAGGGAAGCCGTGTTTTTCCCGAAAGAAACGGGTAAAGGCTTTTTCCATGTTCACAATAGACTGCTGAAGACTCTGAGCAACAGAAAGGTTCAGCCATTCATATTCAGGCTTCTTCTTTATCTGCGTCAATTCCGTCATCAGGGTAAAGGCGCTCATGGTCTTCTTGTCCTTTTGGTACGCCTCAATCCTTCGGGCAAGAGACCAGTTATACACCCACCTGGCATTGCCAAGCATCTGTTCGAGTTGCCCTGTCTGCTTTTGGTTCGGGTAGATTCTGTATTCATATCCTCTGAGCATATCCTTATCATAAATCAAACTTACAGAAAAAGCAAGAAATCTTTAAGAAACATAAAAAGAGTTCAACAAAGCGTTCCAGAAGGACGCGGCATAAAGCCGCCGCGCCTCTGAACTAAGCGTTATGGAGCGGGGCCGGGATGGAATATCGCCAGGATAAGCGGCGCGGGCCACCGGACACCCGGACAATTTCCGCTCGCTTCCCCGCGTCCGCTTCATCCTGTCGTTATATGAGACTGATATAAAATGGTTTTTCCTTTAATAATCTTTTTTTATCTTTGATAACCACGAAATTTTTGCAATTGTAGTCACCACCGAGATTCCAAGGATATCCATCCCGCATTCTGCAATTGTAACAATGCGGGGGCTTAACTATGCTAATCCGGTCATATTTACAGCAATTAAAATGAATCGAATTCTTATTCATATAACGGTTTGCACTACCCGCAGGGGGTGAGGGTAGGCACATGCTCGGAGGCAGGAAACGCTTCGAGCGTGGATAAGGTTTGAGAGGCGGAGAATCCCCCCTGTCGGGTGCGTGCTGTGTTAGAAGGCGTAGAGACCTTCAACCTTTCAGCCGCCATTCTAAAATTACCGCCGTCTTTTTCAATGCCAATTGAATTGCGCCCTGTTCGCTCTGCGGCTTCAATGGTCGTTCCAGAACCCATAAAGCAATCCAAAACTAATTCATCAGGCTTCGAAGATGCCATGATTATTTTTTCAATCAGGCTTATTGGCTTTTGGTCTGGATGCCCCAATCGTTCTTTTGCAAGATGCCCAAGCAAGGCAGGGCATTCGATTACATCTCTCGGCAATGCTCCAACATCAGTTTTATATGGTTTCTGTTTTGCCATCCTTCCGTTTGATGGGCGCATTCTGCCATGCAGTTTTTTTGCGCTTTCGGAATATTCAACTCTTGCGGAATTTTCATCGAAGTAAGAGCCTTCACGGTAGCCATAAATAATTGACTGCTGGCTCATGCGCCATCTACCTTTCGGCTTCGGGCTGTTCTTGTAATACCATGTCAAAATTTCTTTGTTCTCAATTTTCAATTGCCTGAACCAGTGTTCTGCTACCATGTTTTTATTTCCGAAAACATAGATTGAACCATTGACGGCTAAGGCTTCGAGCATAAGAGAGAAATATTCACTCATGTTTTCGATTTCATAAGGCGGGTCAGTAACAATAAGATTGACACTTCCGCGCCCAATCTCTCTCAGAAAATCTCGACAATCGCCGTTGTGCAAAATGAACATGCTTTAGCCTTCTAACCATTGATTAACTTGCCATTTTGCCCTGATAATGCGATAATAGTCGGGTTTTCGGGCAGTTTTGCCCGATGCCCGGTATCAGTGATTTGCCAATAAATTATAAGGCGACAAATGCCGGGAGATATTTCAGAACCTGAGTCCAGACCTGCGGTGCATATTGGCTAATAATGGCCTGTATTAGCGGCTCAATAAGTTTTCCCACCAAAACCACAATCCTTCCCGCATCCGGTTCTGTCATCTTGCCCTGATCCCTACCGTAAATTTTGGCGAATCCGTCCAGGGCAGCCATAGCGGTCGCAAAGGAGACAGGCAATTTCTCGTTTAATGCACTTCCCAAACCTTCCCTGATGGCTGCACTATTCATCTCCCAATGCTTCATCACCTGCTTGGCCGAGGAGACTGTATTCAGAGCATTCTGGTCATCAAAATTTATAATTTCTTTTTGGAAAGCCGCACAACTTATCAGGGTTAATGAAAAAACAACCACAATAAAAATTAACATCAGCTTCCTTTTCATAGTATTCTCCCTATGTGAAGTATTTGACCTCAATCTTATCTCCATCAATTACGATGGCCTGGCCCCCGAGTCCTACCCAAGATCCTGCATTCCAACTTGGGCCTTCAGTTGCGAAATGTGTATGATGGAAAATCACTTCCTTTTTCCGAGTTTGTGCCCAATCGAGAAAAGCCAATCTTGTTTCTTCATGTTTCCCAGGATTTCTAACTGTTGCCGTAGTCGGATCTTTGAATATTCCCGTCATTTGAAGATTTCTCCAAACATATCTCACGAAGAATTTTCCTAACCAAGAGGCTTGATAGTTGAAGAAATCTCCAACATGCCCGTGAGTCCAAAGGACTTCTTTGCCTGATTCGAGAACGAGAACATAGGCCATTGGAAGAAGTGGATTAGGATCATGATTGCCAGGCTCCTCAAGAAGCGTCCTACTTAAAATTTGAAATATGGTAGGATACTCAGCCTTAATCTCTGATCGATCGGAATTCTCCCAATCATCAGTTATATCTCCTCCGAGTAAAAGAGAGTATCCTTTGTCGAGGAAGGGTGAAATCGAAGATAAAAACAAGTTGTCATGGCCATCAAAATCATCGGCATTATTTCTTACTCCGAGATGAAGGTCTCCAATGATGATTGCTTTATTTATCTTGATCCGCTGACTCGTTTTCCAGAGAATATCTAAGTGATCCTGAATCTTCATTACCTCACCTTATACTTTGGGAATCTGATTTGCCTTAACTGATGCTCCGAGATAGCCAAGTAATCCCCCTGTTACAATGTTTAATTGATTCGAGGCAGCACTTGGTTGCATATAAATCCAAAATGCTGTCAGCAAAATCACTCCTCCGATAATAAGATTGTTCGTATCGGGTCCTTTCATTTATCTTACCTCCTTTCAATAAATTGAAGTAGTTATCAGGATACGGCCATTGTCAATAAAATTGAGCTCAAGTACATTGTCACCAGCGGGTATACATCCGTCTAGCGTCGCGGGCGTAAAATATGATGGGATAAAAGGTAACTCTAAGATCCCGTAATAAATGCTTCCGGTAAATTCGCTTCGACCTAAATACAAATATCCTGGGATGGGTGTAAACTTATATGTAAAGCTGGTACTGGGATCAACCGAAGTGAAGTATACCGATCCATAGGTTTTGCCTTGCACGACTCTGATTATATACGTCCTCTTTTGGCCTGTTACGCCTTGGGTCATGTAATTTGTCAGACCCCAAGACAAAACCTGCGCATCCGCAGGAATGGGTATCGGTATTGGCGTAGGTGTTGGTATCGGTACAGGAGTCGGGATCGGGATCGGCACAGGGACTGGTGTTGACGGTTGAGTGATTATAGTCACGGTTCCCTGGGTATACTCCTTATTGTCAATTATCAGTTTTACCTGAGAAAATGCCATGATGGGAATCAACAAAATCAACATCAATACGACAATCTTCTTCATGATATTCTCCTTTTAGCCTTCGAAATGGAAAGGATCAACAGGCGACTTCCATCTTCCTCCCCAAGTTCCTCCTCTTTTTTCCCATTCGGTGCCAAGGATCACATAAGAATCTTTGGGATTTTTTAGATCAAAGCCCCATCTAATCTCATCCTTGCTAACAATGAAATCTCTGTCAGTATCCACGATAACCATATAGTCCTTGGCTTGCCACGTTTGATGCTTTCCAAACTTTATTCCCGATTTCCCTGCATTGAATTCTATCAACTGATTTTCGGGTGAGCGCCAAAATGTAAAGCAGGCAATATAGATACCCGCCTCTTCATAAGCCCAGACTTCAAATTTTGCCGATTCAATGAAAAACTGGAGACGTGTCATTTTTACAATCCCGCCTTCCGGAGAAACCTCAGCGCCAGTTCGATTCTTTTGTGCAGGGAGGAGAACTCTTTTAATGCCTCCCCTATCGTAATGTGCCTTTTGACGAGTCTCCGGAAAACCCCTTCCATGCAGGAGGATGCCTGCCTGATCTGTTCCACGCATTCCCTTACCAATCGCAGCCTCCATATCAAAAAAAATATGGAGAAGCGGGCCTTGATCACTCTGAGTGTCCTTTCAAGCATTCCCATTTTTATTTTTGTTGTTCCTTGCCACAAGAATCTTTGTGAGAGTCAACACCAAAAAAATCCCTGCTCCGCTTCCTCCTCCGTAAATTCCAGCGTTCTTAGCAGCCTGGACTTTGATGTCCGTGATATTGTCGGAGATACCGTCTATTTTGTCTCTGATCACCTTTATCTGTGAAAAAATAGCCTGGTCTCTCTCTTGCCCGGCCTTGAAACCTTCCTCAATCTTGCCCTGCCATTTTCCAAGTTCGTATTCATCGACTTTGGCATAGACTTTGTGGTTGGAAAGATAATAAAAATTGGTGAAAAATCCCACGAGAAGGGTAACCAAGCAAGACATGGCCAAAATCTTGTGACAGTGTAGTAGGTTCATTTTTTCGACCTCCTATATCTTCCACCCCTTGATGGTCAAAGCGATGGAGGTGAAAGTTGTGTTCGTCCCGTAATATTGAATATATCCGGACGCATCGCAGGCGACCTCCATGTCAGCGGAGATGTTGACCCCAGAAACCTGCGTCACGATTTCGGCTACATTGATGGCGTTCGCATTCCCCTTCTCTCTCAACCTGAACACGGATCCCGCAGCATCGTCCTGGACCGTCGCCTTGAATTTTATGAACCTCGCCTTTCCGGCCGGCACGACGGATGAGCAATTCAGATCCCTCCATGTCTCATCGGTAGTGAAGGATGTAAAGTCGACCGCCGCCGGATCGCCCCTGTCGACTTCGTAAGGAAGACCGGGAAGGATCAGAACTAGCATCTTCGTCGCCGTGATGGCGTATCCTATGATCTGAACATTGGCCAAAGGCTTGGTCTGAGTCAACGCCCCAGCGCTCGACGGGTCAAGATAGATCGGTCCCCCGATCGTTCCCCACGCCCATCCCGCATTCGTAATTTCTCCCATCCGGTGAATCCTGATCGTCCCGCTCCCGCCTTCTACCGCGATGCCATGGCACGGCTGCTTGGTTCCGTCTGCTTGGGCCTTCCACCATTTGCTATCGGAAGCTTTCAGGTACAATGCTTGGTAGGCGGTCACCGTCTCTCCGAGGATGCCAAGAATTCTCGTCGGCACCTGGTCATTAACGATCTGCATGTCCTGGGCAAGAACAGAATCCCAGCCCTGAGTCGAGTATTCTATGTCGTGGAGATCATACTTATCGTTTGAGATTGTCATTTTTCACCTCTCTTATGCGTTCTTTTCACAATATACCCAGACCAGAGGGGACTTATATATAATCCCGCCCTCCAAGCGGTAGTTCGACAAGTTAAAACCCACCTCACTTGCCAGAGACCCGTTGTCCGCAATGTTCATTGCCTGCGTATATGTCCACGTAACAGCATCAATCGCACTTTGCGTCCTCTTCTTGGAAAATCCTGCCCAGACTTCAACCTCGAACAGTCCCTCATAATCATCATCCGCAAGAGCAATTCCGGGCATCCCGATCCCAGCCCCCTTGCCTCGGTATCTTGGATCCCATGTCAGGATAATGTCCGTGTCGTATCTCGCCGCAAACTGGCTTCCGTTCGCCATGAAATTGGACGGCGTGTAAGGAGCCAGAGCCCATCCATGAACTAACAGCGAAAGCTCGGTAGATTCTAAAATATCTCCCGACTTCCTTGCGTTGAAGGGGACAAATTTGAATTTCCTTACCACGTTGGCGATAAGCTCTGAATTTGCGATCGTCAGCATGGACGAAAGGAAAAAATAAAACTCCGTCCCCTCTGTATGAAGAACTCTCACCGTTCCATATCTTCCCCGAATCACGCCTTCGAGTTTGTACTGCTGACCGGTCAGCGGCGTGATGGAATGAAAGGAAATGATCTCTGTCCCCAGCAGAGCGATGTTCTTCTGCCCGCTGAAAACTTCCGACCATGTGACAGATTCGATGTCGTCTGCATCCTTGACAAATTCAACGATAAAGCCGACATCCTCATCGATCGGATTGGTGTCTTCAGGATATGACCCGACGAGCGTTCCGTAAGGAACGATGTTAGAAACTCGATTGAGAAACAGATAGGATGCCCCTCCATCGATACTCATATAGACATCAAAACCCAAATCCTGATCGCCTTTCCGACAGGCCGCCGGAAGAATGGATATATTTTGTGACAGGACGTAGGGAGCCTCTCTGACGGACTGGTGGTCGAAGGGATAAGCGGTGTAATCTACCCCCGGAGGCCTCAAGTCTCTAATCTTGGAGAACTCCGAAAAAGCGTATATCTTTGAATACATGTCCTCCATGCAATGCAGGACGATGGCCTCCGATTCGAGGCTCTCTTCTTCTATCTGGAGAATGCGGCACACCATCCCCGTGATCCCGTAGGGCGTATAATAAGCTTTGAAGCAGTCTCCAACCCGAAGGTTGAAAAGGTGCCGGTTGACCTTGATGTCGACCATCATGAAGGGGAACGACTGCTTCTGCAGTTCCTTCCTTCCCGCCCAGACCGCATTCTGGTTCGCCGTGAACATCCCGAACTGAATCGTCTTGCTCACGAGCCGACCCTGAACGTCTCGATTTCCAATATCGGTTGCTACGGGATCAGCAGTGGATTGCAGAATGTCTATCGCCATAGGCTACCACCCGCTCCTTTTAGCCATGCCGTACCTCGTCCTGAGCAGATCATACCAGTCCGCCCACTCCTTGATCTTGGGCCGCATGTGGTTATATATGATCAAATCGGCAAAAGACCCTTTTGCGCTGTCATAACCTTTTTCGCCATCCGAGGCGGCAGCCCCAGCGACGATGTATTTTAAGTCAGTCACCGGGTTAACAAAGGTGTTTTGAAACGCATGCAAAACTCCGTCGTCTGTCACGACACACAGATACTGCGCCAAAGGATAATCCGAACCCGCTCCATTCCCCGACGCGCAGAAATAAAACACCCATCTTTGATCCAGCAAATAGCTAAGATACATATTTTCCGCATAAACATTATTATAATAAATACATGAACGATATTCCTTCGACGAATATCCCATACCCCTAAAGAAAGAGGCAAAGCCATGGAAGGAAAAATCAATCGGGCAAACATTGAAAAGATAACAATAATAATTTCCTATGTAATACCCAGGCCATGTTGCACGGTAGAAAATTCCCCAGCCAGGCATATTGTTGTCTTGGCCATGGAAGCTCATTGCTGCATCCAACTCCCCCAGGGCGCAGTCACAAGCCCAACCACTACTTGAGGCAAATCCTTCGAGCTGTTTCCAAAAACCAAGGTTGGGATTTAAAACATCTAAATCGGGGAATACACCTCCGCCCAAGCACCCGTTCTTTGCGCTGTTGCGGGCAATATCTCCTATCCCTTCATCAAACTTGTACCACGCAAGGAGATATGCATCCAAAATTATTCTGTCAGAAATCTGAGAATATTGGATTATCACTTCATTAATCGTCTCGATCCAAGACGGCCTTCTCAAGGTGGGTTCCTCCAGCATGTGCGACTCATCTACGGTTGGCAAATCGCCGAGCGTATAGTCTCCCCTGATCAATTTAAGATGAAACTTTCCGTCGTTTCCATATTGAAGAATGGAGTCGATATGGGTATTGATCGTCTCGATGTAGGTCAATGCCGCCTGTTGATTGTCGAGAAGAAGACTAACTCCTAATCCATCCAGATGCAGTTGATTGGCGACGGCGATGAAATCCGCATCGTAAAGCCATACCGTGGGAAGGCCCGCAAGCTGGCTTAAAATGTAATAAATCGCATGGGCAGGATTGTAGTCGTATACCTGGATAACGTTCTTCGTAGAGAATCCCAGTACAGGAGACTTCCGGACGACAAAGACCATGGTGGGCATTCGGTTATAAGTGTTCATGAAGCAATTATCGAAAAAAGCATAGCACAATCCCCTCAGCGGAGAGTTCAAAGTCGCATCCGACAAAAGCTCGCCTATCGTCGAATTCACCGCATGGTCATCTGTTCCAAAATAAAGGATCATACTGCCCATGCCCGGTATAGCGATGGTTTCTTGGCCACCGGAGATGGGCCGGACGACTTCTCCCTCCCAGATCACCTTGTCGTCCTTGAAAATCGTATAGATAGTGTCGATGGGGCCAAGGCAGATTCCGAGAACCCAGGAGGCGTAATATTTGTACCCTACGAGCTGCTGCTCCGAACCGCTAATGCTTCCGCTCGATATCTCCACGTATTGGGGTTTAGCCTTCTGTTTTCCATAGGTCACAAGAAATCCGGTTATCTTGACCGTTCCCAGGGCATCTGCGATCGGCATCCCCACCGTGTTAGGTGTGAACTGAAAGGGTTGAGCCGGAACGCCAACGGACCGAATGTCAGGGGCCGTAGGGCTGATGATGTTTCCCACCGTATAGCCGATAGCCGCACCGTATAGCGCACCCGTGACGGCCATAAGACCGGCATATGGCCCGAGGATGTACCCGATGACTAAACCTAGTATTCCACCCCCCCATTGCCCCGCAGTGCTCATCCCAGAATCCTATAGGCGAACTTCATCCGATTTAAAAAATAACGATCCTTGACATTCATTCTGCACACCCCTATGTTTTCCAGGGCCTGGTAGACATACCCGTCGAAAAAGAATCCGGCGTGAGAAGCCGCCTTTCCGAAATAGCTCACGATGATGTCGCCGTTCAGCAGCTCGCCCAGGCTGATCTTTTTCAGCAGCTCACCCAAGTCGATCTTTTCAACCTTGAGTTCTCTCTTCAGGCCTTCCGACACCAATTCCCTCGTATTGTGAAGATGCCAGTCTCTTGGATAATCGGGAATCAAGTCCTTCCGCCATTTCAAAAGCCCAAGTTCCTCCGACACCCTTAAAACGAAATGAATACAGTCCGTACCAAGGTGCTTCACACCGCAGCGGTGTCTCCAAGGAGTTGGAGGATCAAGCCATTCATCAAGAATGATCTTCAATCTTTTTTGGTTCTCCAAATCATCGAAATAATATTCTGTCATGGCAGCACGATTGCCGGGTTCTCCTTCGGTATGAAAGGGAACCCAAGAAAATGCTCGATGTTGTTCGTCAAAAACTTGTCCCTGCACGTCTCCGCTCTTCTGTCGCAGCCAGGATAAGCATCAACCGAATCGTCATCTTCCAGGTCCGCCATCATGTAAGCCATCGTAATGGTGTCTCCTGCATGAGCAATGATAGTTCTCTTTTCTGTTCCGGGAGACTTCGGAGGAAGTCGCTCGTATTCGACCGATCCGCCGATAAAGTATCCATTGGGGAATGTCGCAAAATCAGCAGCGGTAAGCTGCGTCAGGGTCGTATCTAGGGTCACTATTGTCGTGACCTTATAGGTAGGAGACTTCACCAGTTTACATCCATCGTCAAAAAGCCTATGGTTGCAGTTAATCTGATATCGAAAGACTGGGACAGGCATGTTCAAAAACTTCTCGAAGCCAACGCACTGGATCTCAGCCGCTACACCCTTGAACGAAACGCTTTTTATCTGTCCAAGGAACACCACGCTTGGTTCGAGAGGAACTTGGTCCCGGTGTAGCCTCATAATCGACACCCAGATTATCTCGATGGGGTTGATGGCGATGTATTTCAGGACTGGATTCTCCACATATCCCGCTTGGATAGCGCACTCCGTCGCCTCTAATTGGCTATTATATTTCACCATGCTTCTTTGCAGCGTGGCCGGAATATAAGGTTTTCTGTCCTCCATAGGTCCGTCTGACGGATAAGTCAACTCCGCATCTCCACTCGTATAGTACCAATGCTCTCCCCCCTCCGTCCAAATGTGGTACAGTTCAACCGGCTTGATCTTGCCCGCCGTTTCCGCATCGATATAATCCTGGGTTATGGTCATGACGGCCTTTCCCCCAGGAGAGTCCGAAACGAAAGGCTCATCCTTGCCACCTCCGGCGTCAAGTATTCGACCTCGATTTCATCTTGGCCGAAGCGACAAAAAAGAAGAAAGCATACCAAAAGCCGTTTTATGGAAGATTTCGGACAATCTCTCCCAACAACGTCGTCGAGATTTATTCGGGTATCGGAGGGAGCGGCGACGATGTCGTTCCACACATATGTATCGTCGGGCCAAATTGTGATTATCGACTTCCCCATCTCGTTTCCAAACCAATACAACGGGTAATTGATCGAGTCTATGTGGAGATGATCATCAGAGGCGAGAAAGCCCTCCGTCAGATGTATGTCCTCCTGCCAGGAAGGAAGCCAGAATCCATCCAGACGGCCCATTCTGGAATCGAAGAAATCGATGTGCTTTTGTATCTCCGATTTTTTGTAAGCGAGGTACTCATATTTTAAAGGAAACATCGTCTCGGTATAATGCGACAGCGGAGTCGTCTTTCCCAAAAAACCGAGCAAGTTATAAGGGTGATCGAATCCATCGTCGATGCCCACCCAATTCGGCTTTATGTTGAAAATGGGCACGCCCTTATATGCATCGAAGCCAGCCGCAGTCCCTATCTTTCTCGTGATTGTGCCGTCGAATTCCTCCGACGCCTCTATGTCGATTTGCCCGATTGCGGAATTGAGCATCTTCAGGGTCTGAGTCGGTGCGATTCTTGTTTGCAGGAGAGGATACACGGAAGTTCCTGTGGGCCACGTGTGGCTGAGATCATTATGCAACGTTATGCGGGTCTCCGTAAGATCGTCTATTTTCCACGTCTCCATAAAGCTTCGAGAGCCGACCATTGCCATTCCGCCAATCTCAAAGTTCCGATACAAAGTCGATCCGACATCAAGAATCTTTTGTCCGGAGGCTGCTACAACAACCAACTCTGTTTCGTCTTGCCAGAATGGAATTCCCCAAACTCCATAAAGATTCTTGTAAAGATTCCCCTTGAATAAGGAGCTCTCTTGTGCATTCAAGGTAAGCATCGAAAAAAGGAGCGACCGACGAGGCCACGTAAAAAGGGAACTCCTCTGCTCACCCCCCCGAAGATTGCCTCCGATAGTGGTTCTCCATCCCCTCTTGTATTTCACCGATTCCGCCCAATTGGGAATCATGAGGGATTCTTCTGACATTTCAAACGCTCCTTATTGAAGAATCTTTTTGACCACCATCGCCCTTGAACTTAAAACGTTTAATATCGCATTCTGACCTCCGGCGGAAGCCAGATACCGATCCAGTTCCCTCGGATCGACCACGTTGATGATACTCAAAGCGGTTCTTTGATCGATGGACGGCGAAATATTCGAGACTAAACCCCCGGAGGCAAAAGCCAAAGAAGGCTGCGATCTTGATGACAACCCGATCAGTTTCGATATGTCCAAGAGACCTTCGTTGATCATCGACATGAATCCCGGGCCATATTTCCTTACGGCAGATTCTTGTATCACGTATTCTCCAGCAGTGGCTCGGATGGGTACGACATCCTTACCAGATGGGCCGGTTACGGCTCCTCCATGCTGTAATACACTGATGATGCCGGCCTCGCCTATGAAGCTCCCCACTGTAGTCGTTGTACCTCCACCACCTCCTACTAAACCAAGAAGCGCACTCAACCAGCTTCCACCTCCGCCTCCCCCTGCCGTCCCGTATCCCAGGGATTTGAGAATCTCCATCTTGAGAATGAGCATCCCTATGTCGACAAGCATGTTCATGACGTTCTTCGCCATGTCGTCGGCAAATTTCTTGAAGGCATCCTTCGCCGACATCGTCCCGCTGGTGAGATTATCGAAGAAGGACTTGATCGGATTGGTGACTGCGTTTAGAAAATCATTCACTGCATTCTTTCCCATCTGAAACGCCGTCGGCAGTTGCTCCCCAACCTCCTTTACCCCCTTCTCCCATCCCTGGATAAAAGTCCCCGTTCTCTCCTGTGACTGTAAAAACAAGTCATTTACCTTTCCCTGGGATTGGGCGATCTGAGTTAGAAAGTCGCTATATTTCTTTGGGTCGGTAATTTGGTCCACCAGGACGAGCCTCTCTTTTAGCTTAGCCTGGAGGTCTACCTCAAGACTGATCTGCTCGTTTATGGCCTCAACAGGCCCCATGGTCAACTCCTTGCGGGCCATGTCGATCATTATCTTTCTTCTGTCCTGCAATCCGTTGAAAATATCCAAATTAAGATCAGCCAGCTTTTGGATGTCGTTGTATCGATCCCTCTCTATCCCCAGAAGATCCTTTTCAAGCTTGGCGGTTTTCTCCACAATCTGGGCGTAGAGGTCGCCCTCCTTGGCTATGTCACCCCTGGCGTCAAGCTCCTGCTGAAGGTTCTGGATTTCCGTCGTCCCGATAGATACAACAAGATCCTTTCTCTTGGCGTAATAAAGCTCTACCGTTATCCGGTTGCGCTCGAAAAGGTCCTGCAACCTATCGAGATAGGACTGCTGGATCGATATCTCCTCTTTCGTTGAAGCCGCCGCAAGTGCAAGAGTGCGTTCCTTCTCTTTTGTGACCCGATCCAGATTGATCTTGTCGACCTCTGCATTATATTTCCCCTCGGCCACCAATTCCGCCTGCCTGATCTTCTCTTTGATGGCCGGTATCTCCCTTATCTTCTTGTCTGAGATCGCTGCCGCTACCTCGGCATTCTCCTGGGCCTTTAAGGATGCTAGGGTGTTTTTAAGCTCCATTTCGGCCTTGTCACGTTGGAACTTCTGGTCGATCTCAAAGGTATCTTTGGCGGCCAACATGGCTTCCTTTAGTGCTTGACTATGCTGGGCTTCGAGCCCGAGCATTTGGATCTGACCGGTGGCATCAACCCTGGCCTTTTCGGCATCGAGGCGGAGCTTCGTCAGAGCCTTTTGGAGCTTGTCCTGATCGCTAATCTGCCTATCAATCCCTGCCTTTCCTTCCTCGATAGCAAAGACAGCTTTGGTAGGGGTAGCACCTGTAGATGCCACTTTAGCCACAATCGGCGGAGCTTTTGATACCAAACCAAAGAATCCCCCGATTGTCGTAGTTATGCCCTTCATTGTGGACCAAGTGGATTCCAATATCATCTGCCATGAAACAACCAGTCCCACCGCCTTTTCCATCCCACTCAGAAATAGGGATAAGGCGTCTACAACAAATATCCCAATTGATTCTTTCCCCTCTTTATATGTCGAAGCCAATTTTTGCATTTTTTCGTAATTATTGGGGATGGTGACATCGCCGAGAAATTGCATCCTGGTCTGAGTTTGTCTTAGAATCTCCTGGACCACCGCCGATTGTTTGCCGAATTCAGTAATCATATCCACATCTATTTTCATCTTATCGGCATATCGCTCGAAGACCTTCTCCATCTCCATCGGGAAAGCCTGTTTTAGCAGACCTCTTGCCGCGAAGGTCAGGACGGCCCTTGTGATAAGCTCCATCGCTTCCTCAACGCCAATCCCCATGAGCCTCGCCCCGACCCTTGCCGACTCGAATAATCTGACGATATCGCCCGCAGGTATACCGGCGACAAGAAGTTTGTTGGCCACGAGCATAATATCCGTGCTGTCCTCATATACACCGGAGATCTGCTTGATGTCGGCAATCAGCTTTTTCCCATCGACCCCGATTGATTTAGTGACATGTCCAAACGATTCTGCAATCGCCTCTGCTTTTGCACCAAGTTCCGCCCATTGAAATGCCTTCGATATCCCCGCATAAGCGGCATAGGCCGCTGCAGTGAGGGCGACCCACTCGGTCTTTAACATTCCGAGCGTCCCCTTCATCGATTCGACGTGGGTCTTGGTCTGGTCGGCGGTCTCCTTGGTGGCCTTCTGCACATCCGCAAGCTGCTTCTTGACCTCTCCAACTTCTCCTATGATCCTGATTATTAGCCTGGCTATTTCTTGATCAGCCATGTCACTTCCTCTTCTTCTTAGACCATTCCTTGAGCATCTTCATCTGCTCCTTCGACGAAGGTTCCACACCCGTTCCAGGCTCCCTTGTCAGATAGTCCACGTATTCCTTCCATGATCTCTTATCCGCTCCAAAGGCCCTGTTCACGGCGACGGCAAGATCGAGCAATTCCCTCTTTCTCCGCCTCTCTGCGACCCTGACGAAAAGCTCAACCTGATCCATTGTGAGCCGGTCAAGTATGTCATCGGGTTCCCCGTATCCCCTGAAAACAAGCAGATCGACGGCCTCGCTTAGCGGGTCTCTTATGCCGCCAGGCTTCTCATCTCCCGTGCGAGGCCAGACAAGTTTTTTATTCGGCCCATATTTTGAAGGATGATGAGCAAGGCCACCTTCAGCGTCTTGTCAAACTCCCAATCCAAGACAGTGTCCAACTCGTCTCCTGTCGTCCTTACCACAAGCTCGGGGATGATGGGAAAAACGAGTCCGAGAAGATCAAGAATCTCATCGATTTTTTCGTCCGGCTTATCGAAAAGCTCTTTGAGGTAATCCTTCTTGATTCCCTTCTCCTTGAACTGGGTCTTCAATTCCCTGAACCAGGGTAGCAAGGCCGTGAACTGTCGGTACGTCCACGGCTTCAGTTTTACCCCTGAGACGGCAATCTCAGGGAACAGGACTTCCATCTCGTCCTTTTTGGATTCCTCTTCACCCATGCCACAACCTCCTATCTGTTATGACTCACCAAGCAGGGTATAGTCGAAGTACGGGGATTCAGGGTGATTTGCCGCATCGTTCAGACAGGTGAACTCGAATGCCATCGTACCCAGAGCGGTGTCGTCGATCAACCCCACGTCGCCAGTCGGTCTGAGTCTCACCTTCCACGCCTGGAAGTGGTACTTCGGCCCCTGATCATTGGTCGGCCAGAGTTCAAGTTGTCCTTCAACCACCGCGGCCGTCATCCCATGAATTGAATAGCTTCCGACTTCGCCGAAAAGTGCGATGCGAAGATTCTCCCTGTCGAACTCCTCAAGGGTAAACTTCCCGATGATCTTTTGGGAGACGGGGATGATGTCATCAAGCCTTTTTATGTTCTCCCGCGCCGTGTAGTGCTCGATCACCTCCTCGGTCGGGGTCAGGGCCATTGAGGGAACATTACCCAAATCCCTCAGTCCTGTCGGCAGTCCGTCGGCATCGAACCTGTCGAAGCTGACGATCCCCTTCCCGAGCCTCAGTAAACCCAAGTCGTGTGATTTTAGTTCTACCATTTTCTTGACCTCCTTTTTGATTTGGCCTACTTTGCCCAAAAGAAAAACCCGTCCCTCGCTCGTGCACGAGAAAACGGGCTTTTCAATAACTTTGGGCTTATCCCCAGTGACGTGGCCAACGTATGGGGATTTTTATTTAACTGCTAAATGATTCTTCTATATCCCCCTTCCCTTTCTAATAACTATATGGATTCCCGTAATTGTGCGCTATCATCACCGCATATGTGGAGACCGCCATCCCCGCTCTGAACTCGTCGTCGTAATAGAGGATGTCGTCCCCCGTGCACTCAATCTTGACACATGGCTTGGTTCCCATAAGCGCCAAAAGCTTTATCTCTATATCCGCCTGCAAAGCCTCACCCACCACGTCAACACTATCCATGCCCGTCCTCTCTATCGATGTCTCCACCTGAAGATCGAACTCAACAAATTGTACCCTATTGTCCCTCCTTTTCCGGGATGCGAAATAGGCGAACCTTATGAACGGTGCCTTGAAGTTATCTCTATCCGTGGGTACGGTCGGTCTCCGCTGCACGTCATGACTCGATTCAATCACGGTCTTCAGAGCCGTCTCTACCATGTCCATGAATGCAGTCTTTGCGGGTTTTGCCATCAATTACCCTCCTAAAATGTTCACGCCAATCCCCTGCAAGTCACCCATGACCTTGAGGCTAAAAGCGGCAACTATCTCCTCGGGATGGACTCTGGCTGGGATGGACACGCTTTTTTTCAATAGGAAAAGCGGGACTATTTTTGTCTTGAATTCCCCCGCTCTTTTGCCCTTGACGAATTTCTCCCTTCCAAAAATTATCAGATTCCCCTTTTTGCTCTTGGCCACGAATGTCTGACCCCACACCGAATCGCTCGGAGCCGGGGCCTTTGTGAGTCCGGCCTTCGTCTTGGCCGCTGGCAACGGGATTGTAAGAAATTTCTTATTTTTGGCCGTGATTACGGTCGAGCGATTTCCCCCCACATGGACTCTTGCATATCTCCCGGCTGGCGTTCCTCCCCCTCTTGCGATGTCTCCCCCGATTGACACCCCTGCCTGGACGGACTCATCCTTGACTTCCGATTTAATGGGAAGTACTGAAGCCCTCAATGCTCCAGACCTGACGCTTATCGATGTACCCCCTGTCTGCCCGCTCATATGCTCCGTCCTGATGAACTTCTGAAGCCATATCGAATCAAGATCAAGGACCCTGATAAGCTTCTTGACAATTCCAGGGTAGACCTGGTCTATCTTGCTTTCATAGATGATGTCGGTCATGTTATTAGTTTCGGTTCCTTTCCGGTTAGATCAACCCACCTCTGGATTGAAACGGCACAATAGGCTGGAGAAATATCTATGGCTCTACATTTGCGATTAAGACGTTCGCAGGCGATTAGGGTGGTGCCGGAGCCGAGGAAGGGGTCGAATATTATTTTGCCTGCGCTGGTTGACACTTTTTCAAGTAACCATTCCCATACCTTGACTGGCTTCGGGGTCGGGTGTCCCTCTTCGCCTTCTCGATCGGACGCCATAACTATGCTGTCAGGCCTGCGTCCTTTGCCCTCTTTCAGGTAAGGGTCAGCCCCATAATACAAAATTGGATTAGTGCCAGCGAACCCCCACGAACAGCCCCCGCTAGGCGCGGGGTGTATCCATGCGCCAACCCAGGCGGGTTGTGGATATTCCCACATCGAAGGCACGCCGGGGGTAAGGGCTGCGGCAGGATATTCAAGAATGATAGGCATGATTTTATGAATAAGTTTTTTTACTTCTTCCGGTGTGTCTTGAAATTGTCCATAATTAACACCCACGCCATAGGGGGGATCTGTCAAAACAGAATCAACTTTATCGCCCTGTAGTAGTTTTGAAATAACCGCCCTGTCTGTGCAATCGCCGCAAATCAGCCGATGCTCTCCGAGTTCCCATAACTGCCCCAATTCCACTCCCCATTTTTCCTTTAACTCCTCAGCCTTATCAATTTGTGGTTCCGGAGGCTCTTCTGGCTCATCCTTCATCCATCCCTTCTCAAATTCCTTCCAGTCGATCTGAGGCAACTCCACATCCATTTTAAGGTCGTTGAAATCCAATCCCTCGGCGTTCAGAAATTCGTATAACCCATCTTCTGTCACATTGGCATAGATAGCCGAATAGACAAGAATAAGCCTTACAGCCTCCTTTCTGTTCTTACACCTGATGAAATTTGCGGGCAAAAGGCCAGGTATCTTATACCCGTTTCCCTTTATCTCCTCCATCGCCTTCTTCCGGTGGTGCCCGTCCAGAATCCATGTCTTCCCATTGTTCTGCCATACATTGAATGGCATTATGAAATCATTCTTCTTTAAGAAGTTTTTCAGCCTCTCAAAAGACTCCTTAGTCATCTCCTTAAGGTTTGGATTCTGAAGCCAGTCAAGCTTCTTCCATTCCACCGGTTCGGTCTTAATGATTTTGTTTTTGATCTCCTGGCTGTCAGTCATGCTATCGATATCCTCTTGAATTTATCCAATACGGCTTGGACTTCCGGCAGAAACTGTTTGATATCTGCCATCTTCGATATCGAGCCATCTGGATAGGTGACGGTCGATAGCCCCAGATCCTTCCTCCGCCTGAACCTGTAGCTAATCTGCTTAAGAAGAGCCATTTTTAGGCTTCCATTGATCGTGTCAGAGTCATATCCCCCATCGTACTTCACCTTTATGACCAGCCTGCCCCTGAGAAACGCTCTGCATCCCTCAAAAAATGTGTCGTCCCAGTACCTGTCCATCCAGGCGATGCCACCCGATCCTATGTCTTTCGGATTTCCGATCCTGAGTATTCCCCTTTCGGTGTAGACCTGGTATTCGCTGGGGTCGATCAGGGTGGATGAATCGAAGGTTCTTGATAGATCCTCCCACACCGAGACGTTGCTGATATTCAGATGGGGAAGCATGAGATAGCTCTTCCCGCCATCAAAATAGGCAACCTCATCTGTGACACCTTCAATCTTGGCGTCCATATACCCCTCGGCCTCCGAGATCATACCGTCGATATAATGTTGTAATTTTTTATCAGAAGAGGCGTCATCATCCGGCATATCCAACTCGTCCTTAGCATCTTCGAGCAAAATCAGGCTCATGGGTCCCTCCAAAGTTAAGAAAGAATCTGTCTAACGAATATCTTTAAGTCATCCTCTGCGATTTCCGTGTTGCTCAGATTCAAGCGTACCCTCAAACTGTAGTCCTCCCCAGCTGTTCCTCCTTTGACTTGAATCAAGATTTTCAATCCGCTCTTAGATGATGTTCCTATCATGTCAGTTTTCTCTGTGCCCTCGCTGTCAAAAATCTTAGTTTCGGCAGAAGATATACTTGCCCCTGTCGGGACGGCATCGGTGCAATCGATTTCAAGAATCCGGATCTCCGCCGGTTGCTTGAGCCAATTCTTAGGGTTCATCTTTATTCCTCGTCTATTTCTCGAATTTGAAAATGGGCCTGCTTTTAAATGAAAATTTGAGCGGCTTACCTTTGAACCTCAAAAAGATGGTGCCGGCCAAAATCGCCACGTAATTCTTTATCTCCCGGACTATTCCGGAGAACGATATGCTTCCATGAACGGACCTCTCCCCCACAAACTTGCGGATCACTTTACCGGATGAGAAGACCAAACCCGTCTCGATTCTCTTGTAGACCACTTTCCTGACAACAACTCCCCCGGCCCACGAAAGAGTCCCCACAACACTTCTTAAAATTACAACGACATTTTTAAGTGCTTGGATTATTCCGGAGAACAATATACTGCCGGAAAGGAACCGTCCACCCGCAAACTTCCGATAAATGGCCCCAGATGATAGCAATGTTCCAACGTCCATTCTCTTCCCTGAAAACTTTCGAGAGGCTGTCCCTCCCAACCACGATAAACTTCCCGTGAGCTTGCGAGGAGCATTGTAAATTCTTCTCACTGTTCCCTGTGCCCAAGTCAAAGTACCAGCTTCCCTTCTTCCTC